CGTGGACAGATGATTCGGACAAAGGCAAAGCTTTCGCCGAGGCAAGTGAAGCTTATGCAGAAAACGCCCCAGTTCAACAAGAAAAAGCTCTCGCTTACACGTATAGAACTTATCTTGATATTGAACCCAATAGATCTGTACGTACAAGTATAACTCGTAACGATTACTATCGTTTTCGCCCAGAAGAAGCAGTTCCTACACGTCAAAAACGCATCATGAAGATGTGTATGGACGCCTATGATAGAGTTGGCATTGTTAGAAATGTTATTGACCTAATGGGTGATTTTGGAGCGCAGGGCATTGATATAGTTCACCCAAACAAAGCTATTGAACGATTTTATAAAAAATGGTTTGAGCAAGTTCGTGGTGTTGAAAGGTCTGAAAGATTTCTTAATTATTTATATCGCTCAGGAAATGTAATTATAAAAAGACGCACAGCTAAAATTAATACAAATAAAGAAGCTGAATTGCGTAGAACGTCTGGGGCTGACATGGAAGTACAAACCCCAAAGTATGTAAAGCGCGAAATACCTTGGGCATATGACTTTTTGAATCCATTAGCTGTCGATGTTCTTAATTTTTATAACGGCATGTTTATTGGTGATCCAATCTTTGTAATGAACTTGTCGCGTACAACTTATGATTCTTTTACTGCAAGTAATGTAACTGCAAGAAATACATTCTCTAAACTGCCGCCTGACTTACAGAAGATGGTTAAAGAAGGTAAGAGGCAAATTCCTTTAGATAAAGACAAGATAGAAGTTTATTATTATAAAAAAGATGACTGGTTGGTATGGGCCAATCCGATGATCTATGCTATTTTAGATGACCTTATCATGCTAGAAAAGATGAAGCTGGCTGACTTAGCAGCTCTTGATGGCGCTATTTCTCAAATTCGCTTATGGAGAGTTGGTAGCTTAGATCACAAAATTATTCCTCGTCGCGATGTTATTAATAAAGTTCGCGATATTTTAGCTTCAAATACTGGTGGCGGTACTATGGATCTTGTTTGGGGTCCAGAGTTGGACTTCAAAGAAAGTCAATCGCAAGTATATAAATTCTTAGGAAGTGAAAAATATCAACCTGTATTAACATCTATTTATGCAGGGCTGGGAATCCCTCCTACATTGACAGGAGCTTCTACTGGAGGAGGATATACCAATAATTATGTTTCTTTAAAAACGCTTATTGAAAGATTAGAATACGGTCGTCAGTTATTAACTCAATTCTGGCAGAAAGAAATTGAGATGGTTCAGAAGGCTATGGGGTTTCGTTTTCCTGCACAAATTAGATTTGACTCCATTATTCTTTCAGATGAAAGTGCGGCTAAACAGCTATTAATCAATCTCGCCGACCGTGCAATTATTTCTAATGAAACTATTCTTGAAAGATTTGGGGAAATGCCAGACATTGAAAAGACAAGAATCCGCAGAGAAGAACAAGCTCGTAGAAACGACAATACAACACCTCAAAAGGCATCGCCGTATCATAATCCAAACTTGCGTAACGATATATCTAAAGTTCTTGTTACAAAAGACGGATTGGATAATTCATTTTATGATGAGCTTGACCTTCCTAAAAAAGACCTTCCAATCGCAACTCCTACTGGTGGTGGAACACAGAACAATTCAAAATCACCCGAAGGTAATCCACAAGGGGGAAGACCTCTAAATACCAAGGATTCTATAAAGCGAAAAACTAAACGTGTTCTTCCTAAGTCTGGAGAGTCTACTGCTGTGTTATGGGCATTCAATGCTCAAAAAACAATAGCGGAGACGGTGACCCCAATGATATTAGATTTTTACAATAAAAAAAATGTAAGGTCATTAACTAAAGGAGAATTTGATCAGTTAGAATATTTAAAACTATGTTTACTAACTGGATTAGAACCATTTATTGAACTAAATCCAGAAATTATTAAAAGCCTTATAGACTCTGCTCATAAACCAACTCAAGCATTCGTTAGTAAAGTTAGCGATGAAATAGAAAACTTTGTGTATATTAATAATAGAAAGCCAACTGTTGATGAAATGAAATATATATATGCAACGGTTTACACTGAACAGACTGAGGTAAATGCATGAAAATATACAAAGCAGAAATTAAAGATGGTATAGGAGAACTAGTTCAAAGCAATGCTTCTATTGCAATGTACTCTGAAGTAGAGTCTTATATACCTACTCAAAAAGATCTTCAGGTTTGCAAAGCCATTGCAGAAAATAAAAACCAAGTCGATTTATATTATATGAAATCTATTTTAGCTAGTGTTGGTTGGAATAAAAACGACGATGTTTTTGATGCTGCTGAAACTTGGAAAGCTAGAACTACGCCAGAAGATAAGCAATTTAATTATATGCACGATGAGAAAGATATTATTGGGCATATAACTAGCGCATCTGTTGTAGATGATATTGGAAATAGAGTAGATGATATTAATGAAAATAATCAACTTCCTGTGTATTTTGATGTTGTAATTGGCTCTGTACTCTATACTAGCTGGTCTGATCAAACTCTTAAAGGTCGCATGAAAGATATCATTAGTGATATTGAAAGTGGAAACACATGGCATGTATCAATGGAATGTCTATTTCCAGCATTTGATTACGCTCTTATTGATTCCAAAGGCGAGAATAAACTTATTAAAAGAGAAGAAACTTCAGCTTTTTTAACTAAGCATTTAAGAGCTTATGGCGGTGGTGGCGAATATAATGGGTATAAAATAGGTAGACTATTACGTAACTTTTCTTTTTCTGGGGTTGGTCTGGTTAAGAAACCTGCAAACCCTAGAAGTGTTATACTAAATAAATCAAAATCAATATTTTTTAATGAATCAAAAGCCGAGGAGATAACTATGCAAGATGATTTAGAAGTTCTAAAGGCTGAACTCGCGGAAGCAAAAGAAGCTGCTGACAAGATGAAAGATAAGATGAAAGAAGAAGCTGAAAAAGCTAAGAAAGCTAAGTCTGAAACTGAGGTCACTGTTGCTTCTCTTCTTTCTCAACTAGCCGAAGTTCAAGAAGCTCTTGCCGTTGAAAAAACTGCAAAAGAAAAGATGCTAGAAGAAATGAAGAAGATGAAAGAAAAAGCTGCTATGAATGAAGAAGAAGTAAATAAAATGAAAAAAGAAAAGATGATGATGAAGCGCAAAGCAGAACTAGTTGATGCTGGCATTGCCGAAGCTGAACTAGAAGAAACAGTCGCTAAGTTTGAATCTCTTTCTGATGAAATTTTTGAAACCGTGCTTGCTGCAATCAAGAAAGTTGCAACATATCCGGTTGAAAAGAAAGTTGAAGCACCGAATACTCCAGTCAATGTATATGTGCGTAAATCAGTACAAGCTTCCGAAGAAATTGATGCTAACGAAGCTGATGCTTCAGTATTAGAAACGGCTGAAGCTGACGAAACACAAATTCCTATGGCAGAAAACGCTGAAGAAGAATCAATCAGATCTTTTGCGAGTGAATGGTTTTCTAAGAACGTCCTAAAAACTACAGCTAATATTAAATAATTAAAGGAGCTATTAAAAATGGCATTAAAAGGCGACCGTTACGAATTACAAACTGATGTCTCATACTTCATGAATGAAGTTGCCGAAAGAGGTGGTGTTGTTACACTATCTTCTTCAGCTACTCCTTCAGGCGCTGCTATGGACACAGCTTCAAACGTAGTTACATATGTTGCTAACCCATCTGGTAAAGTTGCAATTGGCATTCTTTTAAATGATATGGTTAATATAGACCTTACCCGTCAGCACATCAACTGGCACAAAGACGAGCTTCAAAAAGGTGGTAAAGTTACCGTCCTTCGTAAAGGCTATGTTGTTACAAATAGAATTTCAACATCGGGAACTCCAGCTGCTGGAGATGCCGCTTATGTTGCAGAGAGTGGATTGATTTCACTGTCTGGTAAGGCCGTATCTTTGGATGCGGGAGCTGCAAGAATCGGTCGCTTCTTAACAGCGAAAGATGCTGACGGTTACGCCAAAGTCGAAATCAACCTTCCATAATTATAAAAAAGGAGAACATTAGAATGTCATTAACTCGTCCAAGTCAAGATTTTATCGATCTTCTAAAGCGTTCTGGTAATTCAGATAAAGCTGTTGCACTTGATGCACAGAGAGAAATTGCCAAAGCTTTAGAACTTCCACTACGTAAAGGTATTATGTTCGGCGATGTCGTAACAGGCATTTTCGAAAAGATGGTTCTAGAGCCGGGTTCTTCACCAGAATTCCCACTGGATCTTCTTGCTCCGGGTACTGAGCGCGATTATACCGCCTATACCAATCCGGGCCATGGCCGCATTCCTGAAAAGCATGTTGAAGGCGATTACGTCATGGTTAACACCTATGGCATCACCAACAGCATTGACTTCCTTCTTCGTTATGCTCGCGAAGCCCGTTGGGACATCGTAGCTCGCGCTATGCAAGTTCTTGAGGCTGGTTTCGTTAAGAAGATTAACGACGATGGCTGGCACACAGTTCTTGCTGCTGCTGTTGACCGCAATATCCTCGTCTATGATGGCGATGCTGCTGCTGGTCAATTTACAAAGAGATTGATTTCTCTATGTAAGACTGTCATGTTACGCAACGGTGGTGGTAACAGTGTTACAGCCACAGGTCGTTTAACTGATTTCTACCTGTCACCAGAAGCTATCGAAGACGTTCGTAACTGGGGTATTGACCAACTTGACGACACATCACGCCGTGAAGTTTACCAATCAGCCGATGGTGGCGCTCCTATTACACGTATTTTCGGTGTAAATCTAACTGGCTTATTTGAATTCGGTGACGGTCAAGAATACCAAACATTCTTCACATCAGATCTAGCTGGTTCGCTTGGACCAAACTCTGACGTTGAATTGATTGTTGGCCTAGACCTAAACGCTCGCGATTCTTTCGTTATGCCAGTTAAGAGAGAGGTAGAAATCTTCGAAGACGAAGCTCTACACCGTTCACAACGTCAAGGTTATTATGGATGGGCTGAAATTGGTTTCGGCGTCTTAGATAATCGTCGTGTCTTAGCTGCTAGCTTCTAATTAAAGCTAAAAAATAAAAAAAATAATAATAGAGAGTGGGCCATAAGCCCGCTCTTTATTTTTTTGTGTATATAATGATAGTAAATATATATACATTATAGGAGAAAAAAATGGGAGCATTGAGTAATTATTTAGAGTCTGGAATTATAAATCATGTATTTAGAGCATTTGCATATTCTGCTCCATCTACTCTATATATTGGACTGGTCAAAAGTTTTGTTCCTCAAAATATTGAGAATGGAATAGTTGATGAGCCAGCAACAGGATCATATACAAGAAAAGCTTACGCCTCAAA